GTGGCGACGGTGGGCGGCGTGGGTGCGTCGATTCCGCGCCAGACGGGGAAGACGTGGGACATCTTGGTCGTCGTGCTGATCTTGTGTCTGCTGTACCCGGGCTATCAGGTCGTGTGGTCGGCGCATCATCTTCGGACTTCGACGCGGACGTTCCAGGTGCTGAAGGGACTGTGTCGCCGGCCGGGTGTCTCGATGGAGATCCGGCGGAACGGGATCCGGTCCGCGAATGGTGAGCAACAGGTCGAGTTCGCGAACGGTTCGATGATCATGTTCGGTGCGCGTTCGCGGGGCTTCGGTCGAGGGTTCGAGCAGATCGACGCTGAGGTGTTCGACGAGGCGCAGATCATGGATGAGCGCGCGCTGGACGACATGGTCGCGGCGACGAACCAGTCGCAGCATCCGTTCGGTGCGTTGATCGTGTTCGTGGGGACGCCGCCGCGTGAGGATGCGGGCGCGTCGGGCATCGTGTTCGAGACACGCCGGGCGAAGGCGCGCGCGGGACAGGCGCCGCGGGCGATCTGGCTGGAGATCGGCGCCGACCCGGGTTCGGATCCGGACGACCGCGAACAGTGGCCGAAGATGAACCCGAGCTACCCGACTCGCACCTCGGCGGAGGCGCTGGAACGACTGCGCGAGATCTTGGACGATGAGGGCTGGAACCGCGAGGGTCGCGGGATCTGGGACGACCCTGTCATCGGCTCGATCGTCTTCGGGAAGACGTGGAACGACTGCTTGGATCTCGCGCCGCCGGAGCCCGTGCTGCAGTGGCTGGGCATCGCGGTCGCGATCGACATGCAGGCGGCGGCGATCGTGGCGCGTGGCGTGGACGCGAACGGGCGGCGCGTGCTGCGTCCGTTGGCGTACGGCACCGGGTTGGACTGGGTGCCGGCGCAGGCGGAACGACTCCTCGCGGAGTACGACGTGCCGGCGGTCGTGGACAGCAAGGGCCCGGCGGCGGTGCTGCTGCCGAAGCTCCGTGACGTCTTCGGGCATCGGCTGTACGAGGCGGTCATGAACGATGTGCTCGACGCGGTCGCGGACTTCCGACAGGCGGTCGCCCTGCGGCGGATGTCGCATGCGGCCTACCCTGAACTGGATGCGGCGGTCGAGGTCGCCGTGCTGCGCGAGGTGGGCGACCGGTACGCCTGGGGACGGAAGAAGTCCGGTGGCGACATCTCGGCACTGGAGGCGGCGACGCTCGCGGACTGGGCGGCGGAGAACGTCAAGGCGCCGCGGAAGCCGAAGCCGGACATTTTCTAGTGGAGGCACCATGACTCGTCGGGATGTCGCGCTCGTCGCCATGATCCTCGGTGTCGTCATCCTGACGCTCTCGCTGACGTTCGCATTCGGCTGGCTGGCGGGACTCATCTGCATTGGCGCGGCGTTCGTGCTGATCTCGATTCTGATTGGGTGGACGTGATGGGCTGGCTCACTCCGCGAACGGTAGAGCACAAGCAGAGCGACGCGCTCTCGCGGTTCTTCGGCGGTTCGCTGCCGGATCCGGAGTTCCCAGCATCGACCTTCCTCAACCACATCGAGGAGGGCTACGACAAGTCGGAGCTGGTGTTCCGCTGCGTCAACGAGGCGGCGACATCCGTACCCGAGGGCACGCTGCGCGTCTATGATGCGCTGGGCCGTCGGGGCGAACCGCTGCAGGAGCACGCGCTGCGGCGCCTGCTGTCGAACCCGAATCCGCTGCTGACGGAGTTCGAGCTGTTCGAGGTCACGTCACAGCACTTGGATCTCGCCGGCATCGCCGCGTGGGAGATCGTGCGGGATCGGATCGGTCGACCCGCCGAACTGTGGCCGTTGCGGCCGGACAAGATCCGGATGACGCCGACGGGCGAGAACCGCCGCAGGGTGGCGTACGGCTACGCGATCGACTCCCGGGTGGTGCCCGTCGAAGTCGTATTCTTCCGGCTGCCCAACCCAGTCGATCCACTCGTGGGCGCGCCGCCGATGCGTGCGGCGCTCCGGGCGACGGCCGTGGACAACGAGGCCACGTCATTCGTGAAGGCCCTGCTGGGCAACTCGGCGATCCCGGGCGTGGTCGTCACGATGGGCGAGCTGGAGGACGTGCTCGACGAAGAGGTCACCAACCGGCTGACCCAGAAGTGGCTGTCTCGATTCAGTGGCGGGCGCCGCGGAACGCCGGCGTTCATGCAGACGGGCATGAAGGTGCAACAGCTCGGGCTGGATCTCCGGCAGCTGGAATTCCCGGACCTCCGGGCGATCTCCGAGTCGCGGATCTGCATGGCGTTCGAGACGCCGCCGATGGTCGTCGGCGCCAAGGTCGGCCTGGACCGTGCGACGTTCTCGAATATGGAGGAGGCGCGCAAGGCGTTCTGGCAGCAGAAGATCATGCCCCGCCAGCGGCGGATTCGAGACACGATCGCGATGCAACTGCTGCCGAAGGTGGACCCCGGCGGGCGCGGCCGGCGTCAGGTGTCGCTGCGCTGGGACAACTCCGAGGTCGAGGCGCTGCAAGAGTCTGAGGTGTCCCGCTGGACGCGGGCCACGGAAGGCCTCCGCGCCGGCGGCATGACCGTGAACGACTGGCGCCGCGAGGTCGGCCTGCCCGAGATCTCCGGCGGCGACGTGTTCCTGATGCCGTCCGGCGTGATCGCCGTGCGAGACATCGAGGGTGACATGCAACGCGTCGATAATGAGGCTCCCGAAGAACCACCCGAAGAGCCAGACCCCGAAGAGGAGGATTAGAGCTCATGGATCGCATGACCATCGCAATCGAATGGAAGGCTGCCGACGACGACGCCGGCACGCTGGAGGGCTACGCCTCGACGTTCGGCAACGTGGACCTGGGCGATGATGTGGTGGAGCCGGGGGCGTTCACCAAGACGCTCCGCAACATCCGCGCGAACGGGATTCCTCTGCTCGCCGATCACGTCGCCATGACTTCATCCGTGCTGGGTACGATCTATGACGGCAAGCAGGACGGACACGGTCTGCGGATCAAGGCGCGGTTCTCGAAGGCGGACAGCGTGCAGGATGTTCGCACGAAGCTCCTCGAAGGTCACCTGAATAAGCTCTCGATCGGGTACGAAGCGCTGAAGTTCGCGTATGAAGACCGCGAGGGCAAGATGGTCCGTCTGCTGCAGGAAGTGAAGCTGTGGGAGGCGTCCGTGGTGGTCATCCCGATGAACCCAGAGGCGGTCGTGTCGCGGGTGAAGTCGCTGTCGGCCGACGAGCGGAAGGTACTCGCTGATGCGCTCGCCGCGTCGATAGAGGATGATGAAGTGCCCCCAAGCGGGGACGAGGTCGATCCGGAAGACGATTCCGGCGCTGCGCCTGACGAAGGCGATCGACAGGATACCGAGCCAGACGACGACTCTGGCACTGCGTCTGACGAAGACGATCGGTCGGGTTGGGACCACTGGACTTCGGAGGCTGTTCTCCGGGGTGCGGATCCCACCGAAACGGCCAAGCCCGCCCAGCGGGCCGGCCTGAACACCACCAGTGAATTGCTCACTGAGTGGCTCTCGCGTCAGACACAGGAGGAACAATCATGACGCATCCGAAGCTGGAGCGGATCGCCCAGCACCTTGCTCAGGCTCGTGCTATTCAGGACGAGTTCGAGGGCAAGGACATGCCCGCTGAGGCGTACACGCAGCAGAAGGGCCACCTGGAGAGGGCATCGACGCTCCGCCGCGAGGTGGAGTCCGAGGTCGCTCTCAAGGCGCACGAGGCCTGGGTTTCCGAGCCCCAGTACTCGCACGACATGATCGTCGGCGCCGAAGATCTCGGCCACGGTTCGTTCATGCTCGAGGGGGAGAAGAAGGACTTCGCCAAGTCGGCATTCTTCGACTTCCTCCGCAAGGGCAACGACCTCAAGGTCGAGCAGAAGGCGGCGCTCGTCGAAGATGCCACCGGACTCAAGCTGATCCCCGCCGACTTCGCCGGCACCATCCTCAAAGACATCGCCCGTGAGGGCGTGTTCCGTGGGGTGGCGTTCGTGCGACCGACCACCAAGGCGACGGTTGACGTCGGCTCGGTGACGATCGCCGCTGGCGGCTGGGGCAAGCTGGAGACGGGCACCACCGCGGCTGATGGTCTCCCGGCAACGCCGGCAGACAAGCAGACGATCACGGTGCACGACCTCAACGCGCTGGTGTTGCTGGGCGTGGACGAGCTGGAGGATTCCGACGAGAACCTCGAAGAGATCCTTCGCCTCGCGCTCGTGTCGAAGTTCGCCGAACAGGAGGACGACGCCTTCGCCGCCGGGTCGGGTACCGGGCAGCCGTGGGGCCTCGCCGCATCGACCCAGATCACGCAGGGCCTCACGGCCGCTACGGAGGCGACGCTGCTCGCCGACGATGTGATCAAGCTGCCCTACCAGGTGCCGGTCGCGTTCCGACGCAATGGCGCCTACTTCGGGCACACGACCGTCGAACAGGCGATGCAGCTGCTGAAGGATTCCACGAACAACTACATCTGGCAGGAGCGGTTCCGTGAGGGACAGCCCCCGACGGTGAACGGCAAGCCGTGGTACACGATGGACGGACTTCCGGCCATGAACGCGACGGGCACGCCTCCGGTGGATAAGGCGCTGTTCTTCGGCGACGCACGCCAGGGCTACATGATCGCGGACCGTCGGCAGATCGCCGTCCAGCGCCTCGTGGAGCGGTACGCAGAGGTCGGCAAGGTCGGCCTGCTGTTCCGCCACCGCGTGGGCGGTGACGTGATCCGGCCGAAGGCATTCGCCTGGCTGAAGCTCTGATCGAACGAGTCGGGCCGGGGGAAATCCCCCCGGCCCGCTCTGGGAAGGGGAAACTCATGTTGGTTCGAGTTCTGCTCGCGGCGACCACGATGGTCAAAGATCAGCACGTCGCATTGCGGAAGGGCGAAGAGGTCGATCTCCCGATCAATCTCGCACGGTCGCTGGTCAAGGCGGGTACCGCTGAGGTCGTCGCACAACCGAAGAAGCGAGCCGCCGCCGCGTCGAAGAAGAAAGTCGCCGCCGCGCCGGAGGACAAGAAAGTCCCGGCCGCGCCGGAGAACAAGGCTGGGTAAGCCATGCCCGCGTTCACGTCGGGCGGTCTCGCGCCGTCGCTCCCGATCACCGACCCGCAGCGCCTACTCCAGGCGGAGGCGGCCGTGCGGGATTTCTGCGGCTGGCACATCGCCCCGCAGCTCGAAGAGGCGGTGGATGTCGAGGGCTCGCACTTCTACACCCAGGTGTTGCGCACGCGTCGGCTCGTCTCCGTCACTGACGTGACGCTCGACGATGTGCCGCTGGTCGAGGACGAGCACTTCCGTGTGAACGCGGCGGGCATTCTGGAACGCATCGATGGCGGTCTGTTCACCGGGCGGTTGAAGCTGACGATGGTCCACGGATACGAGATCCCGCCGCTCCCGATTCAGGCTGTGATCGCTGACATGGCACTGGCCGGCGCCGCAGTGCTGGGCGTGGTCGGGGCGAGTTCGATGCAGGCGGGCGCCGTCGCTGTCCAGTTCGGCCCGAACAGCCACGTAGTGCAGGGCGGCGCTGTCGGGATGTCCGCGCAGCAGCGTCGAGTGCTGGCCCGCTACGCGATCGAACCGGGGTTCTGATGCTGACAGGAATCGTGGCGCCGCATGACATCATCCGGAAGCGCGCGCCGCTCGTTCCAGATGGGCAGGGCGGAACGGAACGCGACTGGGACGCAGCCGCGTCGGCCACCCTCTCGGGCTGGGCGGTCGATATCGGGAACACGGTCGAGGACACCGCCCACCGCGACGCGGCGATGGTCGCCTACACGATCCGGGGACCGCTCGAAGCGGATATCGACGAGGACGACATGATCGTGCTGTTCGGACTGGAATACGAGATCGACGGTGGCGTGCGTCGGCAGCCCGGACCTGGGCCCACCTCGCACACGACCATTCTGCTGAAGCGCTGGGAGGGATGACATGGCACTGCGAACTGCTATCGTCAAGGTCAACTCGGCGGGCGCGCGAGAGCTGTTGCAGAGCGCGGCCGTGCAGGCAGAGATCCAGCGCCGCACGGATGCGATCCGAGACGCCGCGGGTGGGGAACCCGACTTCGTGTCGCACGTCAGCGTCGTTGGCGATCGCGTGATGGGCCGTGTCGTGACGGCGACGGTCGAGGGGATGAAGGCCGAGGCCGAGAACCGGGCGCTGACGCGCGCTATCGACGCTGGGCGGCGATGATGACCGAGACGCTCGTACCGGCTCTGGTCGAAGCAGACGTGGTCGCTGAGATGTCCGCCCGGCTGCCCGCTCTCGGGTTCTCAGGGGCGATCGCCACGACCATCTCGGATCCACGACCAACTGAATTCATCCGGACGTACTCCGTTGGCGGCGTCCCGGATGACATCGCCGCCGACGCCGCAACGCTCGTAGTCGAGGCGTACGCGAACAAAAGGGCGCGGGCGGAGCGGATCTGTGCGAACGCGGTCGCTGCGCTCCAGGCCGCGGCCCGCGACGGGTTCATGAACGGCACCCCGTGCCGTCGCGTGGACATCTGGTCGTTGCCGGCAAGCCTGCCGGATCCTGACGTGACCGACCGCATTCGGTACTCGTCCACAGTCTCCGTAGTTCTCCGTAGGACTGCGGTTTAGAGGTTCCCACCACGAAGCAAGAAAGGGAGGCATGACCGTGCCGAACCAGGTTTCAAATGTTGTCACGGGCAAGCCGCTCTCTACGGGCGGCGTGCTGGTCGCAGACACCACTGCTACGCTGCCCACGACCGCGTCGTCCGCGCCCGATGCCGCATTCCTTGGATCCGGCTACATCGGTGAGGACGGCGTGACGGAGAGCAACGGCCGCACCGTCGAGAAGGTCCGCGCATGGGGCGGCGACGTGGTGAAGATCCTGCAAACGGAGCACACCCTGTCGTACCAGTTCACGTTCATCGAGTCGCTCAACACCCAGGTGCTGAAGTCCGTCTATGGCGATGCGAACGTGACGACCACGGCGGGGACGCCGACGGTCGGCACGCTGCAGACCATCGAGATCAACAGCGAGACGCTGCCTCACAAGTCGTACGTCCTCGAAGTGCGGGACGGCGCGGCCAAGGTGCGGATCGTGGTCCCAGACGGCCAGATCACCGAGGTGGGTGAGACGACGTACTCGGATACCAGCGTGATCGCCTACCCGGTCACCGTCGAGTGCTTCCCCGACGAGAACGGAAACAAGGCGTACAAGTACACCGACGACGGGGTGTTCGTTCCGTGACCCCGTGGGGCGGGTGAGTAGGGAACCCTTCCCGCCCCACGGTTTCACATCCATAGGTTCCCAACGATGAAATGAGGTTCCCAAGTGGGCGGATACCGAGTGCCCGAGTGGAAGCAGTCGATCAGGCAGAACCTGTTCGATGTCGAGATCGAGGGCCAGTCGTTCCAGCTGGTGAAGGCCGAATACATGACCGGCGATCAGGTGCAAGCGCTCCAGGTCGCCACATCGTCCGGCGACCCGAGCGATCTGTACGGCTTCCTCGACGAGCTGTGCCCCGGGCTGGGTACGGCGATGCGACCAGTGCCGATGAAATTCCTCAACGAGTTCGTCCAGGCCTGGCAAAAAGACTCCGGGATGGATCTGGGGGAATCTTTGGCCTCTACGGACTCATCGGAGGAGAGCACGGAGAGGCCATCGAGTACGATCTCCTCGCCAGCGGTTATCGCCTAGCGGAAGTCGGAGAATCGTACTCGTGGCGTGATCTCGGCGTCATGATCAACCGCTGGGGCGGGAGCCCCGGCACCGCCACGTTCCGATCGGTGCAGGGCTACGAGGGTTGGTCGATCGAGGCACAGCTGCTGCTGTACCTGATCGATGCGTTGGCGATGGTCGACTACCACCAGCTCAAGCTCGCCGGGGTCCGTTCCGCGAGAATGCCGCAGCCGCAGAATCGGCCGTGGGATCGCTCGAACGTGCTCGGGTCGGACGCGATCCCGTACGACGAGATCGATGAGTGGATGACCTCCACCTGGACGAATTGAGGAGCGACGTGGTCAATCTCGCCACTGCCTGGGTGCAGATCCAGCCGTCGCTCACGGGTGTGTCGCAGGCGATCACGAAGGAGTTCAGCGGCGCACACGTCGATAAGATCGGCACCCAGGCAGGGCAGCAGTTCACGGGCGGCGTCTCGAAGGGACTGGTCAAGCTCGGCGCCGTGGTCGTCGCCGCGTTCGCGGTCAAGGCGGTCGCCAACTTCTTCGGCGACTCGCTGGAGGCCGTGAAGAACTGGCAGGTTCTGAACGCCCAGACTGAGGCCGTCGTGAAGTCCACCGGCGCGTCGGCGAACATCACCGCCGCGCAGGTGCACTCGCTCGCCGAATCCCTCGAAGGGATGACCGCGACGCAGGCGGAGTCGATCCAGTCCGGCGCCAACATGCTGCTGACGTTCAAGAATATTCGGAACGGCGTCGGCGCCGGGAACGACATTTTCAACCAGGCCACGCTGGCACTCGTGGACATGGCCCAGGCGATGCACGAGGACGTGCCGACCGCGGCGATCCGATTGGGCAAGGCGCTGAACGATCCCATCGCCGGCATGGGTGCCCTCTCGCGCGTCGGCGTCCAGTTCACCGACGAGCAGAAGGACTTGATCAAGACGCTGGTCGAGTCCGGCGACGTGATGGGTGCGCAGAAGGTCATTCTGCAAGAGCTCAACGACCAGTTCGGTGGATCCGGTGCCGCGTTCGCGGAGACGTACGCCGGCAAGATCTTCCTGCTGGGTGACGCCTTCGGAGACGTGGGCGAAAAGCTGATCACGGATCTCATGCCGCAGTTGGAGTCCCTGATCGATTGGCTCCGCGATGATGGGATCACGGCGGTCGAGGAGTTCGCCGGCGGGGTGTCTGCCGTGTTCGAGGGCATCACGTTCGTCTCGGAGCAGGACTGGTACAAGGACTTCGTGGCGGCGCTGGACACGGGCGGCGAACTGGACCTGGTGGGCGGCGGGTTCGTCGATAACGTCAAGAAGAAGTGGGAGGAGCTGCCGACCAGTTTCGAGAACGGCTGGGAGCAGATCAAAGATATCAACGCCAAGGCATCCGACGAGATCCCGAAAGCGTTCGAGGACAGTTGGAACAGCCGGTGGTTCCCGGCGCTCACGAACGGCTGGACGCAGATCACGGATGCATTCGGCAACGGCTGGGAGCAGATCCTCGCTGCATTCGAGAATGGTGGGACCCAGATCGCCGCGGCGTGGAATCTGCTGTGGACGACCATCACGCTGGCGGTGACCGGGTTCGTCGCTGGGATCCTCGCGGGCATCGTGACGTGGTGGGAAGGACTGATCGCCAGCTTCGCGAACGGCTGGACTCAGATCACGACGTGGTGGAATTCGATGTGGACGACCGTGGCGACGGCGGTCGCGGTGTTCATCGGCGGGATCGTGGCGACGGTCGTCGCGTGGTGGGAGGGCCTGGTCGCCAGCTTCGCCAACGGCTGGATCCAGATCACCACCTGGTGGAACTCGCTGTGGAATACGATCTGGACGACGCTCACGACCTGGGCGACGGAGATCATCACCGCGGTGACCACGTTCATCGATGACACGATCGCCAATTTCACCCGCGGCTGGGATCAGATCGTGCAGTTCGTGCGCGACGCCGCGCAGACGATCTCGGATACGGTCAGCGGGATCTTGCGGACGTTCGAGGATGCGGCTCAGGGGATCCGGGATGCCTTCGACGGCATCGGGCAGTTCATCCACGATGCATTCGGTCCGGCCATCGACTTCCTGTCGGGCGCTGGATCAGCGATCTCTAATTTCTTCGGCGGCATCGGTGACCGTGCGCGGTATATCAAGGGTCGACTGGCGGACTTCGCCGCCGCACGACAGGCGAATCCGGGTGGGTTCGCCGGCGGATCGACGCTGGCGCGGGTGCAGGCGCTCATGCTGCCGGGACTGTCCATCACGGATACGTTGTCGAGTCCGGCGCGAGACGCGGCATTCGGCATCGTCCGTTCCGCCAGCTCGTACCACTACGACGCAGCGAACCCGGCCGTGGACATCGCCGGCCCGCTCCATCTGCTGCACCAGTTCTACGCGATCTTGGTGGCGATGGGGCCCTGGCGCCAGATCTTGTGGCAGGTCGCGGGGCACTACGATCACATCCACGTCGCGCACGGGGGCGGGGTCGTGGACCCGGCATGGCCGCGGATGTGGGGCGACCGTTGGGACGAGCGGACGGTCCGCCTCCAGGTGGGGGAGACGGTGATGCCGCGAGGTATGGAACCGATGCGCTTGGACTCGAACTCGGTGGGTTCCGGCCGCAGCGCCGCGGTCATCATCCGCGGCGATGTCTACACGTTCGATCTCGACGAGTTCTTCGAGAAGGCCGAGCGGGCGAAGCGTCGGGCGTACGCTCTCGCGGCACCTGTGACGAGCTGAGAGGAGACGGGCTGTGGGCGTGTTCCTGCTGTCAGCACCGCCGGTCGTTCCGCCCTCGCGGGCGCGTCGGTTCCCGGTGCGCTCCCAGTGGGAGGGCTGGGACGGTTCGATATGGGATCTCCACACCGGGGCGCAGGGCGTGCTGCTGCTGCAAGATGTCGTCGGACTGCATCACTCGCGCCATGATCGGTATCTGTCGAGTTCCCGTGCCGTGCCCGGCCACCGACTGCGTGGGACGCGCCCACGCGCTCGTGAGGTCGTTTGGCCGCTGTTGGTGTACGGAGACACACAGGAGGACTGGTTCGTCACGGACAAGGGATTCTGGCGCACAATCCACCCCACTCTGGCGGGAACGTGGCGCGTCAGCGTGGGGGCCCAGGTGCGAGAGCTCCGTTTGACGGCTCTGCTCGACAACCCAGATGACGGATACGCGATGGACCCGTACCTGAACGGCTGGGCGAAATACGTCTGTGAGATGGAGGCAGCGCAGCCGTACTGGACCGGCGAGGTCGTCTCGCGGGTGTTCGAGATCGGACCAGTATCACCGATCGACTTCTTCGACGCCGCTGGATCTCCGCCGTTCCATATCACGCCGGGCTCCACGTTCGCGACGGCTTCGATCAGCAACCCCGGCGACGTGGAGGCATATCCGACCTGGACCGCGGTCGGTCCACTCGACGACATCCAGCTCGGCGTCGGCAGCGTCACGATCGACGTGCCGTTCAACCTGGCGGCGGATGAAGTGCTGCTGATCGACACCGACCCCCGCAACCAGGCCGCGACGCTCGACGGAGTAGACGCGACGACCACGCTCGGATTCCAACCGCTCGCTGCGATCGACCCCGGCGAGGACCGCGCGCTGACGGTCGTGTCCACCGGGACGGGCACGATCACCTGTGACATCGTGCCGCTGTACTTCCGGGCATTCTGAGAGGGGTTCGCGTGGCCGACGAACTGCAGTTCCTCCTCTCGTCGAAGACGCACCAGTACCTCGGCACGATCATCCCCCGCCGGGCCACGGTCGAGCTGGGCTGGAACCGCACGTCGCTCGCAGAGTTCACGCTCGACGATGACGACCGGTTCCTGCCCGCCCTCGCGACACCGGGCGCGCGGATCCGGGTGCTGCTCAACGGAGTGCAGGAGATGTCCGGGCTGGTGGAGAGCTTGGATGGTACCTTCCCGTCCGGCGAGGTCACCGTGACCGCGCTGAGCGAATTCCAGATGCTGCCCTATGTCCTGGCATGGCCGAAACCGACCGCGGCGATCGGTGCGCAGACGGACGAATATCGGATCTACACCGGGGTCTCCGAGACGGTCGCCAAGCTGGCGATCGCTGAGGCATCCACCCGCCTCGGACTCGGCTGGACCGTCGCGGCGACCGGCGGCAAGGGCACGACCACCCGAGTCGAAACGCGATTCCACCCGCTGCTCGACCGGATCCTCGAACCGCTGACGCTGGACAAGCTGCAGCTGAAGGTCGAACGGGATGCCGCCGGAGCGGTGACGGTGGATGTCACTCAGGGCACGACGTTCGCAACCCCGCTGACCTTGAACACGGGCATTCTCGAAAACGGCACTTGGCGGCGACAGGCGCCCACGGTCACTCGGGTCGTCGTCGGCGGCACCGGCGAAGGAGTCGCCCGAGAACTCGGCCAGTTCGTGGACACAACGCGAGAGACGGACTGGGCGATCAAGCGCGAGGTGTTCCGCGATGCGCGATCGTCCGAGACAGGAGCGGACCTCTCGACCGATGCGGCCAAGGCGTTCGGTGAGGGCGCCGTGAAGTCGTCGATCTCAGTCGTTCTCAACGAAGCGAGCTGGTTCCAATATCGGGATGGCTACGTGCTGGGCGACCTGGTCACCGTCCAGGTCGGCACCGTGACGATGACCGATGTGATCTCGACCGTGCTCATCGAGGACGACCCGAAGTCGGGGCTGAAGGTCACGCCATCCATCGGAGACGTTCGCGACTCCGCCGACAAGCAACTCGCCGCGGATATCGCGGGACTTGCACGCGGCACACGAGATCAGGGGAGAAGGTAGGAGCATGACGTTCACGAACATTGGCTACGCCGGCACGGTGACAGATGTCGGCTGGGCACAGCTGATTCCGTGGGCCGGCGGTTCCGAGTACTGCATTCCGGACGCGGACAGCTTCCGCGCGAACTCCGCGCCAGGTGATCGGAACGTCGATATCTCGCCGGGGACCGCCGCCGGCCACGGCGTTCTCGTCGAATCGGATTCCTCCGTGACGATCAACCTGCCGTCGGTCTCCTCCGGCTCAAGGTGGGATCTGATCGCGCTGCGTCGGATCTGGGGCACTGCGACCTCGTCCGTCGTCCGCGTTGCCGGTGGCGCAGCGAAGGCCATCCCTTCGATTCTGCACAACCCCGGAGTCGAGGACTTCCAGCCGCTGTGGCTGCTGCGCGTCGCCGCAGGACAGACGACGATTCAAGAGTTCTGCGACCTCCGCGCGTTCGTCGGGAACGGTGGTGCGTGGGGCAGGGATGATCTCGTGCGGTCGTACCTGACCCGGGTCGGCACCGTTATCACGATCGGCACCGTCCGATGGGAGCGGCGGATCGATGCGCTCGGCTCCGCGGTGTGGATCCGAGCCGGGACCGGTGTCGGGAACTACACCCCGCCGCAGACGACCCGGATCACGTTCATTGAGTCTGGCAGCGGCGTGAACCTGTCGTCTAGCACGGACACGCAGGTGCTCAAGCTCGGCGTGACGATCGCCGAGGCGGGACTGGTGGACATCCACGCGCGGCTCTGGTGGCACTCGGATGGGTTCAACTCGGCGGGCACGTTCCGACTGAAGTACGGGGCGGTGAACGGCACGGAAGTCGACCGGTTCCGATCCCACAACAACGCCTCGGGCTCGGATGTGCCGGTGTTCGTGGACCTGTTCGCTCGCGTCGCCCTCCCGGCCGGGATCACGAATTTCTACCTGACTGGGCAACGAGAGTCGGCGGGCAACGATATCGACGTGGACGATTGCTCGCTGTCCGCGTGGGCGACGAGCTGAGGAGCGAATCATGGCTGTGGACTACTTCGATTACGCGCTGGCGATCGACCCGTCGGCGGGCGTCGTTATCCCCAATGCGACCGCGTCGGTCTACGATCCAGCGGACACGAGCTTCAACACGGCGCTGGCGATCACGGATCTCGGCGGCAGCCCGCTGACCGAACTGAGGGCATCGCCAACGGGACTGTTCCCGCCGTTCAAGGTCGTCTCCGCGCTGACGCAGGTATTCGCCCGGACCCCGTCCGGCATCGTGACGCCGCTGACCTCGGTATTCGGGAGTCACGGGGCAGCGGCCGCCGCAGCAGCAGCCGACGCAGCAACGTCTGCCGCTGCTGCGGCACAGTCGGCCGTGGACGCGGCAAATGCTGCTGTGCAGTCGTTGCCACCTGGGGGCGCCGCGGGCCAGTCGCTGGTCAAGAATTCGGGCGTGGACTTCGATGTGGTCTGGGGGACCGTCGTCGGCGGATCCGGCGGAGGATTCACGACGTACGGCCAGGTGGCAGCGTTGCCCGGGTACCCGTCGTCGTTCCCGCCGTCAACGCACACCCACCTGGCGACTGGGATCTTCGATTCGACGGCGGTCGGTCGTGCTGTCATGACGGCGGTCGATGCGCAGGCGGCTCGCGGGGCGATCGGCGCGGGCACCGGTAACGGCACGTCGAACCTCACGCTCGGAACCTCCGGCACGCAGGCGGCGCCCGGCAATCACGGCCACGCGGCCACCGGGATCAGCTTCTCCCCGGTCTTCCCGCTGACTGCGACGAACGTGCAGGATGCGCTCGTGGAGGCCGCGAACAGCGGAGGCGGGGGCGGGGGCACCGCCGCGGTGCTCATCTGGCGATACGCCTCCGGCGCGTACCCCGCGCTGCCGGCGACGAAACCAACGGGCGTGCAGCTCGTGCAGGCGTTCGGTCCCACCCAGCCGACCGTGCTGCCATCGTGGATCGGTATCGGTTCCACGCAAGCTCTGGGCAAGTACGAATACATGGCGCTGACATGAGCATTCCGAATGTGATCTACGGCTACAACCACCTGACTCCCGGCTGGCTCGCACCTGGCCGGCCGACGTTGACGATCGGTCGAGATCAGCTCGTGCCGGGTAACTACTTCCCGGACTCCACGAACGCGGGGCTGCTCACGCCGCCGTCAGCGCTCACGATCGTTACTGGCAATCAGACGATCTCGACGACGAACCCCCAGGTCATCACCGACCAGCGGTATCAGGGCGCCGTCTTCCTGACTGGAGCCAATAAGACGTTCCGCAACTGCATGTTCGAGGGGAACGGGATCGACTCGAACTCGGTGCTGTGCCGCTACGCGACATCGACCAATAACGTCTTCGAGGACTGCCTGTTCGCGGCGCGGATCCCCAGCGATCAGTCGAACAATCTGCTGGGTCGAGGTTGGACCGCTCGCCGCTGCGAGTTCCGACAGGCCGTGGATGGTTGCGGCGCTGCACCGATCAACGGCGGCGTTCGTACCGATGTCGTGCTGGAGGGCTGCTGGATCCATGATCTCGGCGGGTTCCTGACGACGACCCAGCCGGACGGGTTCACGCACAACGATGGGATCCAGTGGCACGGAGGCGCGGGACTCAGGATGGTCGGCAACCGGATCGAGGGGTTCCTCGACCCGACCATCGGTGATCCGAACCCAGCGCTTCCGGGTGGACATTCCACGTCGGCGATCATGATCAACAACCTCACGATGCCGGCGGAAATGCACTTCGAGAAGAACTGGATCGACGGCGGCGTGGTCGGGATCAACATGCTGGGCATCCCTGGCGCGTTCCCCGCCGGCGCGGTCCCGCCGAATGCGATCATCGATAACCACTTCGGGTTCAACTACTCCTCCGGCCAGAACAACGCGATCCGCGCCAGTTCGTCCGCGATCGTCTTCACGCTGACCGGCAATCACAGGTGGTTCGTCAGCGGCGATCCCTTCGACACCTCCACGCCATTCAACGTACGAGTGAACGGATAGATCATGACTCTGACAAGGTGGGGCTTCGAGTCCGGGACCAACGGCGACAACCTCACGGGCGCGAACTCCGGGTCGGACTTCCCGGTCGTGACGGGCGGCACCGCGACGATCTCGACCGCGCAGGCGGCGCACGGCACCCGGTCGGCGTTGATGACCGCGACGTCCACCTCGGGCGGCTGCTACTTTTCCAAGGCGATCACCGCGACCGATACGCTCGCCGTGGACGCGTACGTTCGCCTCGTCGCGTACCCGTCCGGTGATCTCGGGCTCATCTGGTTCGGTGACGGCACGCTGCAGCGGCTGAATATCGAGCTCACAACGACCGGTGCGATCCGCATCCGCGACGACGCGATCGCGAACATCTGGACGTCCCCCACGGCGATGGCGCTGAACACCTGGTACCGGGTGTCGTTGTTCGCGACCCGATCTGCCACGGTCGGCACCGTGCGTGCGGCGTACTTCGCCCTCGACTCGACGACACCGATCGCGGACTCCGGACTGCTCACGGGACGGAACACCGGGGCGACGTCGTACTCCACCGTCCGGGTCGGGATCAAGCCCTCTACCGCGGTCATCACCGGGCAGGGGTACTTCGACGATTGGGGCTATGACCCGGCCGCGACGGATCTGAACCCGCCGGTGGGTACGAACGTGCCGCCGACGGCCGATGCCGGAACGAATCAGAACGTCGCGGCCTCCGCCACGGTGAACCTGTCCGGCTCGGGCAATGATGTTGACGGCTCGATCGTGAGCCAGGTGTGGACGTTCCTATTCCCGACCTCGGGTGCGCCGTCGCTGACAGGCGGCACGACGATGACGCCCTCATTCACGGCGGGCGCGGCGGGGAATCTCTACATCCTCCAGCTTCAGGTGACGGACGACGGTGCCCTGACGGGGACCGACACGGTCGAGGTGCGAGTGCCGCTCGCTGGCGCGACGGAAATGCGCGACCTGGCGATGAACGGCACCGGCGTTGGAACGCACACGATCGTTGGCGGTTCTGCGACGGAGGGCCAGGCGCTCTCTGACGAGAGCGATGCCACGTATGTCGAATCGCCGTCGTTGTCCGGCACGGAGGTCAACCGACGGCACCGCTTCGCGCCCTCGAACCCGAAGGCGTCGGGCTCGGTCGTACTGCGGCTGTGGACGGACACGGGCACGGCGAATGCGGTCGTGCGGTTGTTCGAGGGATCGACGGTGCGGCAGACGTGGACCCAGGCGGTGACGAGCACACCGACGACGTACACGTTCACGCTCAGTGGCGCCACGATCTCCGCGATCAGTGATTGGGGCAACCTGTACCACGAGGAGGGGGCAACCGTCTAATGGTCACGCTGCGCACCGGCCGAGCTGGGTTGACGCTCGATGCGGCCAAGCTGCGCGTCGGTCGTGCTGGGCTCACGGGCACTGGGTCGTCCATACCGAAGCTGCGCGTCGGCCGCGCGGGGCTGACCGGCACCGCCGCGGTCATGGTCAACCCGATCACACCGCAGACGGTCGAACCGGAGATCACGGTGACCGTGACCGCTACGCTCTCCGGCGCGGGTTCGCCCACCTGGACGTGGCGAGTCGTCTCCGGCATCCCAGTGTCGTTCGGCGGATCCGGCGCCACCCGAACGTTCGTATCCCCTTCCGTGATGCCGCCCGGCGGCTCGACGGTCATCGGCGTCACAGCGACCGTCGGCGGCACCACGTCTCCGGAACAGACGGTCACGATCACGTACCTGCCCCAGACCTCGTGGTGGTACGACGGCGCCCAGTGGCAGGGTCGCCGTCCGCCGATCACGCTATGAAACGCCGCCCGCCGGGATTGGGAGATCGGGCGAGCGGTCCAGAATGGGAGTAAGGAAACCCCTTGCCTCGGAAGGAGAGGAGGCGGTCGCGATGGGAGATATCGGAGAGCCGCTGAAGCACATCGAAGTCGTTCCCCTGACTGAGCCGATGACCGTGCCGCAGCCGGAGGAAGTCCCAGTCGAGTAGGCGTCTCGTGGGCCACGCGGACTACAGCGAATACGGCTACGGCGTCGGCGAGGTTCGCGGCGCGCGCAAGTGGCAGATCACGCAGGACGGGTACCTCTGCGGTCTGTTCCACAAGCAGAAGTGGGTGCTCGGCGAGAACACCGCGCTCTGCCGCAAGGCGATCTCGAACCCCAGTCGGGCGCGGGGGTACTACCCCACGGCCGCGAAGGTCGATAGCGTGATCTGGGCCGAACCTGACGAGCCCTTCGATCCGCCCGAGCGCGATCACTTCAAGGTGCACGAGTGCGGGTTCTATGGGTTCTTCGATGGGTCGAACGACTTCCAGCCGACGCCGGACGGGTTGCTCATGTCGGGGGTCATCGAGGGCTGGGGGTTGGTCACCCTCGGGCCGCGCGGATTCCGCTGCAGCATGGCGAGGATCGTCGCGCTGCTGATGGACGATCCTCAGAACCAGGCGGGCATCCCCGGGCACTACTTCGGGGTGCCGGTGTTCGTGTCGTTCGAGCGGATGATCGACGAGTTCCCCTGCGAGGGGAAGCCCGAGGCGACGCTGCCGGACGGCCGCCTTCGGGAGGACTTCTGAGTTGTTCATTCTCGACGAGAGGGAAGAGGGAATGCGGATAATCGGACCACCGTCAGCGACCAAGGAAACGGTGCTCAACAGGCTCACCGTTCGAGCGGGCGTCCATCCTCGATTCAGGGCTGAGATGTTCGACCCGCTCTGGGCGGCCGCCCTGAAATACGGTGTCGATCCCGTCGGCGTGATCGCTCAGTCGGGGAAGGAAACCGGCTGGGGGAACTTCGGCGGGAACGTCCGACCCGAGTTCTATAACACGGCCGGGATCAAGATCCGGTGGCAGAACCTCTACCCCGGGGTGACCGACGACGACAAGCCCCTCGCTCACTCCATGTTCGCCAGCTGGGCGGTGGGGGCAGAGGCGCACGTCCAGCACCTTCGGGCGTACGCCGGGTGGCCGGTCACGGATCAGCTCATCGTTGATCCTCGCTACGTGTTCGTGACACAGCACCGATGCGAGAACTTCGAGGAGCTCGGCGGCAAGTGGGCGCCGGCGCTGAGCTACGGCCCGGAGCTCGTGGCGATCGCCAGGTCGCTGCAATGAAGGGAGCCCATCATGGATGACGAACGCGAACCGGACCCTCCGGAGTTCGATCGATCGAAGGTGCCCGAGGGGCCCGCCGCGGACTGGTTCTTCGACGGCAGGACTGGGCGTGGCCTCACGAATGAGGAATACGACGAGGTAGTCCGCCGATTGGAGGGTGCCGGCGACGACGTTCCGTGGCGCAGAGGCGGGGCTGGCTGATGCCGACGCGCGAGTGGTCACCGCTGGTCACCGGGTTCCAGGTCAACCTGCAAGACAGCTCGGCGCGCACGCGCCCGGTCGTCGGGATCGGGCACCACCACACGGCCGCGACCGGCAAAGCGGGCGTGCTCGCGAACTTCCTGCCCGGCGGTCGTACGGTCACGCCGAACTACTTCATCGCCGGCACGGAGATCATCGGCATCGTGCCCGAGTCTCGACGCGCGTTCACGTCGTCGTCGGGTACCTACGATGGCCAGTCGATCACGTACGAGATCCTCAACTCGACTGGCGATCCGACGTGGGGATTCTCCGCCGAGACGCTCGCCACGGTGAAGCGACTCGACGCGGAGATCGCGAAGTTCTACGGCATCCCATTCCGACACGCGCTGCCGGGGTTCTGGGAACACAAGAACGTCTACCAGTGGACGGGCGGAGCCGAGGGGTACGCGACCGCGTGCGCAGGCCCGGCCTTCCGGATCCTCGAAATGATCGCAGGTGCGCAGACGGCCGGCGGCGACGTAACACCTATCAAGCAAGGAGACATCATGGCGAAGTACATCTGGTCGAATGGCCGAGCGGGCCTGCTGCTGAAAGTCAGCGGGATCTACTACCCGAAGAACCTCGAAGAGGCGCAGGCGATGCAGGATGCGTTCGGTGGCCTCACCGTGGGCGACCGACAGTGGGATGTCATGCGCCAGGCGTGCCTGAACATCGCCGCCGACGAGGAGAAGGCGCTCGGCGCGGTCCAGACGGGCCTCGACGCGGCGTTCCTCAAGCTCTTCGCACGACTCGACGCGATGGACGACGACCTGACGCCCGACGTGGACGAGATTGCGCTCGCCGCTGCCCTCGCGCCTGCGCTCGCTGAGCAGGGCATCGAGGCGAAGGTGGACGCGGTCGAGCTCGCGAGGGTGTTCCTCAACGCGAGCGCCGAACGACTGGCGGAGTAGATGACACTCCTCGATCAGGCGCGGGCCTTCGCCGCTCGATATCCTCGCCCTTCGATGCACACGGCCGGCGACCCGTCGACCTGGGATCAGATGTGCGGGAACCTGTGCTTCCGGTTCGGCGTGTTCACCACGCCCGGCTGGGGGCCGAGTCTGTCCGGCCCGACGATCTGGGATGTCGGGCTGCGCTCGAATCCGAAGAACACGAACGCGGCCGCCGCGCCCGCCGGGGCGGTGCACTGGTGGCGGAATCGAACCTCCACCGGCAAACCGGGCCACGGCGGCGTCGGCGTGACACCCGGCGGGGACAACGTGTTCATGGCGACGTTCGCGGTCCGCGAGCCGATGGGGATCCCTGGCGTGAACACCGCGCTCGGGCTGCAGTCCGTCGGCGGGTACTCCGCAGCCAAGACGTTCATGGAGTACATGGGCTGGTCGGACAACTACGCGGGCGCTCGGTATGCGGGCGCGGTCCCGACCGGCGGGGGGGTCACCCCGATCTCGCAGGATGTCGCCGCACGTTACATCTGGGCGCCGGGCCGAGCCGGTCTGCTCCTGAAAGTCGGCGGGATCTACTACCCGACCTCGCTGGAGGAGGCCGCGAATCTCGCGCTGGTGTTCAACGGCGTCAACGTCTCCGATCGGCAGTGGGATGTGCAGCGCCAGGCGTGCCTGAACATGGCGGCCGACGAGGCCGTGCCCATGCGCGCGTTGCAGGCTGGGATCGACGCATCGTTCGCGGAGATCACGGCGCGCTTCGACGCGTGGGATGACGATCTCACACCGGATGTCGATATCGGGGCTCTCGCCGCTGCACTCGCGCCCGCGCTCGCACGCGAGGGTGTCTCGGTCGAGATCGACGCTGAAGCGCTGGCGGAGGTATTCCTCGACGCCAGCGCGACGAGGCTCGGAATGTGAGGTCCGATGGCCCGACAGCGTTTCGGGATCCTGTCCAGGCATCACCGCCATGTGCTGTGGACGGGACGGGTGATCGTCGCCGGGGTGTTTCTGTTCCTGCCGGCGCTTGGAGCGTTCGTGGTGTATGTGTGGCTGGATCCGATGGAGTGAGAGATGAAGATCGTTATCGCAGCGCTGGCCGTGGCGGGACTCGTGCTCGGAGTGAGCGCACCGGCCGAAGCCGCTCGACCCAGCATCCCGGATGTCCAGATCGTTTACGAGTATCAGACGCCGACGGAGCCGCCGACGCCGTACACGTTCGCGGTGGTGAATTTCACAGCGGACGACTACTGGCTGTGTGTGACGTTCACGCGTGACGGGTTCAAGTTCCTGTCAGCCCCATTCTTCCTCGACGAGTTCGCCGAACCGGGCCACGAACGCACCGAGGTCATCACCGTGGATCCGCGGAGTACGATCACCCTGTACGCGGCGACGGAGCAGGGCTGCCTGCTGAAACAGAAATGGGATGTCTTCCGCGTCCCCCGATGACGTGGGACGGAGGGTGAGTGCGATGCCTGACGGACAGATGAGCGGACTGGGCCCGGCGACGGATCGGAACAATGAGCCGGTCGTCGATCCGACGAAGAACGTGCTGGATCTCGTGAGGGCGGCGATCGAACGGCAGGACGATCTCCGCGGCGAGCTGGAGAAGCGGATCATGGACGTGATCGCCCGGGAGAACTTGCATGCGAAGGAGCTGCGTGCGGCCGACGTGGCCGCGGTCGCCGCAGCTCTGGCTGCCGCCGAGAAGGCCGTATCGAAGGCGGAGGACGCGGCGACCCGTCGGTTCGAGAGCGTGAATGAATTTCGGCAGACGCTGACCGATCAGACCTCGACGTTCGTCCCGAAGTCCGAGGTGAACATCATGGTCGAAGCGCTGCACGAGAAGATCGAGCGCGCGGTCACGTCACAGCGGGCGACGTTCATCACGCTGGTGGCGTTGGCGCTGACGACTGGTGTGTCCGTGGCGATCGCGGTGATCAACACGCTGGGCCGGATCGGGGGATGACGGATGAAGGCGAAGAAGTGGCGCAAGGTCGTGCGGGAGGCGCGCGCTCGCGCGGTGACGGATTCGGCCGATGCTCTCCTGCCGAGTACCCGTGCGCTGACAGCACAAGAATTCGCGATTCGTTCGGCGCTCTACGCGCGGGCGCGGAGCATTCGAGGAGGATCGCTCTGACCCATCCGGGGAATGACCTCGGGTGCAATGAAAGGGATGAATGAAATGACTGACACCACCCCGGTTCTGACGCCGAACGTCATCATCGGGAATCCGGCTGTTCGCAAGGTCGCGAACATCGTTCTCGGCATCGTCGGCCTGGTCGTCGCGACCGCCGTGGTCGCGGACGCGGCTTCACCAGCGTTCGATGTTTCCGCATACACGGGCCCGGTGTTCGTCGTCTACGCCTACCTGGCCGGTCTGTTCGACCTGGTGGTCACGGCGCCGAACGTGCCGACCCTGAAGCGCGGATGACGATCACCGGATGGCACATGGGCCGACAGTGGCACGGGCACGACATCGAGGATGAGTGCCCGTGCCCCAAGGCCCCGTGTGGTCTCGTGGACACCACGCAACGGCTGCCTACGTGCGAGCAGCACAACCCCGCTGACCCGATCGCAGCTCGCACCATGCGCCAGAACCATCCAGCAGACGCCTGCCCGGCCCGGACCGACGAATAGCGGCAACGCAGCGGCCAGGTGACGCCTGGGGCGCATAACCGCGTTGGCCGCGTGTGTTCGTATCACCGACTGGCTTCGACCTCTCAGATCGTCGCCTACCGGGTCATCACCGCCCCTGCCTCGCTCCCCCCTGCGAGGTGGGGGCCTCTTTCGCATGCCCGCGAAGGCGCGTACGATGGGGAGCCAGGGGAAGGAAGGGACGCCATGATGGGCGAGCGAATCAACGCAGTCGAGGCCGCGCATATTCTGGGGATCTCGCGGGATGCCGTCTGTCGTCGAGCTGCCGCGGGACTCCTCCCGGTGCTCTCGAAGGGGAACGGCCGCACTGGCGCCTACACCTTCGATCGAGCCGCGATCGAGCATGTCGTGAACGAACAGGCGGAGGATCTGGTCGAAAGGGCCGAATTCCTCCGCCGTCGTCTGGTCGACCCCGACGAAGACCTCCGGATCGACCTGGTCGACTTCCTGCTGCGTGAACTGGGCGAGGCGACCGACGAGGCCGAGGTGGACGTGGCGACGTTGCATGTGATGACGCTGCTGGTGGAGGCCGTCAATCGCCGCTATGTCCAGGTGCGAGGCCACCAACCGGACTGGGATCACGGCTACGTCTATCGCGGTTACACCGACTTCCTGATCATCCGAGACACATTCCACGACGAGATCACGGAGGAGGGGCCATGATGAGCCAGACAGAGCTGATCGCACATCTCGACTTCGATGTGCATATCCGCTGCGACGTGGAGAAATGCTCCAGTGACGCCACCCAGTCATTGCGCTGCCGCCACTGCGGCGACCTGATGCTCCTGATGTGCGACGCTGACGCGACGATCGCCAGGCGGCAGGTCAAAACCTGGAAACAGGCGAGCGAGTGTCAGAAATGTCATTCGATCACGGCACCGGGGATCTCGCCGATTCGCTTCGAGTCGTTCGTGATCGGGGGAGGGCGACGGGGGCCATGAGCGTCGCGGATTGGGTGATCAGCGGTGCGCTCGTCGCGCTCGCATTCGTGGTCGGCTGGATCGTGGTGGGCTGGGGACGAGACCCATGACCCGGAGAGCGAGCACGGACGCGGCCCGCTTCGTATCTGAACGGTCTGGCCTCTCGATCGAGACGTGCCGCGAACTCTTGAACGCCGATTGGGTATATGCGGAGTATTCGGATGGCCCCCGATTCTGGCTGGCGGGCGGATGGGACGCGCTGACCCGGATCGAGATCCGAGAGAAGTTTGGGAAGGATGGATCATGAACGGACCATACAGCTACGTCAAGCAGTGTGCCCTGGTCGATGCCCACGATGAGCACGACTGGCATGAACACAAGGGTTCGGAGTTCTACCCCCGACATTGCTGGGGCAAATCGACCTCCGAACGACTGGGCGAATTGGGCCACGAACGGCAGCTCGGCCCGGACCACAACTTCGACAAGTGGCACGCCGACGGAGAACGGCCCGCATGAACGAGCCGACCGAATCGCAGACGCTATACGCGGGGTTTGTGCCGGGCTTGCCGCAATCTCAGGGATCGAAGATCGCTGGGGTCACGAAACACGGGAAGCCGTTTCTCCGAGATCGGAACGGCACGGCGCTCTGGGCGTGGCGCACGCTCGTCGCGACGCACATTCACGACGCGACAGCCGACTACGTCGAGGGCGCCTGCATCGTGGACATAGAATTCCGTCTGCCGCGACCGGCGACGGTGACGCGCGAACTGCCGTCGGTCGCTCCGGATGTCGATAAGTTGACGCGGGCCATATTGGACGCGATCACGGAATCTGGGCTCTGGCGCAACGACGGCCAGTGCACCGATCTGCTGGTTCGGAAGCGCTATGCCGCTGAACCGGGAGCGTGGATCCAAATCAGGGAATGGGTGGGATGACGATGAGCGACGACGTGAGGTACCCGGACATTTCTGTTCGGCTGATCGGATACGACGGCAACGGTTTCATGATCGTTGGCCGCGTGGCGGCTGCGATGCGTGCAGCGAAGGTGCCGGTGGCGGAGATCAACGAGTTCCGAGACGACGCGATGAGCGGCGACTACGAACATCTGCTGACGACCGTCGAGCGATGGGTGGAGGTCGAGTGATGGACCAGCCCGAGGGTGTGGCGGTGGAGTACCGCGACGGCACCATTTACGAGAACCTGCCGCTCGAAGACTACGGTCTCGACGCGGAGGGCAACCACCTCTGGCGGGTGATGTTGCCGCGAGACATGTACGAGGAATTGCCGGTGGGGATGACGGTCGCGCACTGGCCGGCGCACACGGGGCTGATGATCCCAGCGCTGGCGCCGAGGCGGTTCGATCCGTCGGCGACAGACGGTGTGGATGGACTCCCTACTGGGGAGGGATGAACCATGAACACGAATCAGATCTTGAACTGGGTGATCAAGCATCCGGTGAGGGACGTTGACGATAGGCATTGGGGCGGCTGGGGTGGATGGGACGGCGCGCTGCTGTCTCGCCTCGGCGTCGCTCCCGAAGCACCGTCGATCAGGGAGCTCGCGAAACGCGCCGCGGCGTTGTTCCCGAGTCGCCTGGAGGCGCCTGTCGGCGCTGTGCATTTCTTCCTGATCGAGCCCTATGGGCACGCGGTCGTGGATGTGTGCGGCGGCGGTCGTACCGTGTTGGAAGCTCGGGGCGGGGGTCTGCGCTACACGAGTATCGACGAGATCTGCCGGGGAGGCTCCATCTATCTTGGCTGGGCATTCTTTTCGAGGGAGGCGCCGTGATGCGTACGTGGATTCTGCACGAAGACGATGACGGTTCTCGGCATGTTTTCGAGGTGCTGCTGTACCAGGCGATCGAGCTGAATTTCGAGACGCACGCCGCCCCGCTCGACGGCCGGTGGTGGTATCACCGAGCGAGGACGCTGATCAGCGTCGAGGGTGAGATCGTCGGCGGGCGCATGTGGTACGGCCCGATGCCGGATGACGACATGGGCGAACTGTCGAACCGCCGGGCGATCGGAGATTCGTGATGAACGCACTCGAACTGCTGGAGAAGTACGCGGGCGCGTCAGATCGAGACCGCCGCGCGTGGCTGGCGGAACGCGACCGGGGCATCACGGCGACCCAGGTGCGAGATCTCCGACTGGGCAAGATCAGCACCCCTCGCCTCATATCGCTCAAACTGGGTTGGGAAGTCGATACGTTCACCGGCAATGCGTTCACGGACTGGGGCAACCAGCGCGAGATCGTGATCGCCGCGCGACTGCGTGACGTGCTGAACATGCGACACGAGACGCGGGTTTTCCATGCGCCGGACGAACCGCGGTTCCTCGCGTCACCGGACGCTATGGGTGTGGACTTCGACGAGGCGCTGCGTATTGCCGAGATCAAGACGGCCGGCGAAGAGGACATCGGCCCCGGGTCCGAATTGTTCGCGCAATACGGCTACGACGCACAGGTGCAGTGGCAGATGCGCGTGACTGGCGCCGACTGGTGTCTGTTCGCCTGGGAGCAGCGACTCGTCGGCCCGCTGGGCGGGTTCGTACCCGGTCGTCTCCAGTGGGAGTGGGTGCAGCGCGACGAGGTCATGATCGCCGAGCTCGAGGAGTTGGCGCGCAACTTCCTCGCCGCTCTGGACGAGGCGGCGATGAGCGCGCATCCGGTGGACGAGAACGTGACCCGAGACGCGCAAGAGTACCTCGCTGCGCTGGGCATCGAGAGGGTTGTACGGGAGCGGAAGGAAGCGGCATATCGCCTGTTGCTGACCTCGGGTCGTTCCCAGGTGGCGGATGACATCCGAGTGACGTACACGCCGGGTCGGGTCGAGAAGCCGGGCGAGGTTGACGAGATCGACTACGCCCAGGCGGAGGCGGCCAACCCAGAACTGTTCGCAGAAATGCAGCGGATCTCGGAGGCCTGGGCGACGCACTGCGAGCAGTACACGAAGCATCTGCTGGTGCCGGGACATTCGTTCCCGGCACGGGTGACGGTGACCAAACTAGGGAAGGAACGGGAATGACTGAGCCAGTTGAGACGGCGCTGCCGATCGAGGTAGTGAGCCATCCGAATCTCGCCGCGGCGCTCGCTGCGGTGCAGGCGGTGATCCCGCCGCTGCCGAAGACGACCACGGCCGAGGTGAAGAACCGCGAAGGCAAGTTCCTGTACTCGTACCAGTACGCGGATCTCGCGGATGTGACGCCGATGATCCTGCCGCTGCTGGGACGGAACGGTCTGGCGTTCACGGCACGACCGACGATGCACGAGACGTTCGGATTCGTGCTGCATTATTCGCTGGTCCACGCGGACAGCGAGCAGACGATCGAGGGGTTCTACCCGCTCCGGGATTCGGACTCGCCGCAGGCGATCGGCGGGGCGATCACGTATGGGCGCCGCTACACGTTGTGTGCGGTCACGGGACTCGCTCCAGGTGGCGACGATGACGATGCAGCGGCGGCGACTGCGGAGGCGGCCGCATCGCCTCCGCAGGAGCGTCCCGTGCCGGCGGCGAACGTGCCGGTGGCGAAGACGAATTGGGCCGTGCAGATCTTGGACGCCAATACGATCGACGAACTGCGCGCGATCAGCAAGGATGTCGAGGCGAAGGAAGAGCTTGGGCATCGGTTCAACCCGCGGTTCGTCAAGCACTTCACGGCGATGCTGGCGCACTACGATCTCTCGGAGCCGCCCGCTGATGTCACTGTGGGCAAGGTGCTGGAGGTCGCGCGAGACGTGATGAAGGCGCGCACCCTGGCGGGGGCGGAGGTCGTCGATACGTCCGAACCTGTCGAGGGGCGGGTGTCCGATTGGGACTCTCGTGAGATCCCAGATGACAAGGCATCCCCACCGGAGGACGACTGATGAGCGTGACATGTCCGCTATGCGGGACGACGTTCGCGGTCTTCGGGATGACGACGGATCGCGAGTGGCGTCAGTGCGCCCGGTGGCTGTTCAAGCACACGCAGACGCACGTATTGGAACCGGAGTGGGTGATCTGATGCATGATTCATTGGACTTCCCGCACGGGATGCCCGAGGGTTTCCGACTCGGCTGCCACGCCATGGCGTGCATCGGCAAAGACCGATCCGGACTGACCTGTCTGGACGCATTCACGAGGTACAGCGGGGACTTCGGGTTCCGTCGGCTCGTGGATTCTGGCGCGTCGGCGACGGATCTCGCCGAGTACGTGCGCGCGGAACATGAACTGCTGGCGGCCGCCTCGAAACGACGGTCGAAGCCTCCGCCTCGACCGAAGCGCGCTCGTCGCCCCGCGCGGCGTGTGCAGGTGCAGAAACCAGCCTCAAACAGGTCCAGGTCGTGGCAGGAGGGCGAACTGGAGCGTCTCCGTATCCTCGCTGATGCTGACGCTCCGATCGTGGAGATCGCGCGCCAGACGGGGCACCCGGAGTCGTCCTGTTCGCGGAAGCGGAAGGAGCTGGGCTACCCACCGAAGTACGCACCGAAGACGCACGGAACGCGCGGCGGATACGAGCGCGGCTGCCGCGGGGACGACTGCCCGGCGACACCATCGTGCGAACTCGTCGCTCGGGCGTACTGGCGCGAACGATCCGAGAGACGACGCCGAGCCGACGGCATCCAGCCGCGGAAGTGGAGGACGTAATGCCTCTGACATCACAGCAGGCTCTCAACAACCATCTGGCTCGTTGGGATAAGTCCGTGCGCGCATATCGAGACGTGCGCGCCAGGGCGGGTGCCGCGAGGGCCGATTACGAGCACGCGCGAGGCGCGTTCAAGGTCCGTACGCGACACACCGATCCGAAGATGACCGCAGGGCAGCTCGACGACCTGGCCGATGCTGACGACGAGATCTATGACCTGCACACGAAGTACCGACTGGCCGAAGCCGAGGTGTCGTCGTACGTGGCCCGCCTCGAATGGATGCGGGCGCAGGGCGACGCGCTGCGTTCCGAGGTCAGCACTGAACGCGCGGAAGCGCAACTGTATGCAAGCGATAGGAGCACACCATGAGTCTGGACGCGAGGGAGCAGCTGGCGGTTCTCGAAGATCTCACTGCAATCGCTGACGTGATGACGACGATGCGAACGAACCTGATCGCACGGGGCTGGAGTGAGGGTGCCGCCGAACAGGCGACCATCGTGATGCTGCCTCCGCTCATTATCGGCGCGACGATGCGAGGGGCCAGCTGATGAGCATTCCGCTGCGTAACCAGCTGATCCGAGATCTCAGCCTCGAATTCGGGATCGTAGGTCTGCCGCTCGGCGATCGGGTTCTGATCAGCCAATCCGACTACGACGAGCTGCTGGCGGCTGTGTTGTACGGCCCCTATGATGCGATCGCCAAGGGCTACTACCTGGGCGCGGTCGAGTACGCGGTGCAGCCGGACTGGATGTTCGATCCGTTGGCCGTCGCTTGCGCCCGAATTCAGGCGCTAGTCCGCAAGGCATTCAAGCCGCTGCTGAACATGGGGAGGACCCAGCAATGACTGAGAACGCGCCCGAACCCGGGTACGCGCCCGGGTCGAATGCGGCCGCACCGAAGACGGACGCCGGACTCCGGCTCGTGATTCGGGAGGAGATCGAGGCGACGCTGGAGGGGACGAGGGCGGGTCGGTGGCATCGACCTGGAGTGACCGTCCCGACTCCAGTCCCGAGCCTCTCAGATCCGCCCCTAGAGACGGTGGAGACGCCTCTGGCGCTGGGGAACATCGCGGACCTGACGATCGACCAGCTCCGTCGCGCGGCTGAGGCGTTCGGTATCCGCCTCGACATCGAGGTTTCTATCTGGGAGAGAAGGAAATGAGCCATGTACCACGGACCGTATTTCGCGCGCCACCATGATGACGTGAAGATCGAGACGCCACCGTGCGTCGTCTGCGGCGAGACGAGTGAGCTCTATCTCACCCAGGCCGAATTCAACGCACTCACTCTCACCCGTGAGGATGGGAAACCCTACTACCTGATCCAGCAGGCGCTGCCGCATCGGGACAGCGACTTCCGGGAGCTGGTCATGACCGGGACGCATCCTGAGTGCTGGGCCCAGCTGTTCCCAGAGGAGGACGACCGATGAAGGCCAAGAAGTGGCGGAAGGTCGTCCGCGAGGCTCGGGCGAAGGCCGTCGAGGACGCGGCCGCGGACATGGCGTCGCACTATCCGACCAGCATGTTTCCCCCGCTGACGGACGCCGACCACGCGCGGGTCACGGAGGCACTCGGGGTGCACACGAGCATCTCTCGCGACCGCGTGAGCGCTGACATGATGCGCCGGGCGGTCACGCAACTGGACCGGTTCGCGTCCGAGATTCGACGGAGGCAACGATGACGCTCCTCGATTGGCTGTTCGCGTTGCTCGGGGTGCTCGGGCTCGTGGCGGTCATGGCGATTACCGGTTGGTACGTCTGGGACCTGCATCGAATGAACCGGAAGGACGAACGATGATCTCTCGCAGAGCATTCATCATCGTGGCCGGCGCCGCGATCTTGGTGACGCCGGCGGTGGTCAGGCCTCGGCCGAAGCCGACGCCGAAGCCGAAGCCGAAGCCGACGCCGACGCCGACACCCACACCGACGCCGACCCCGACGCCTCCGCCGGATCTCGTACCGGGCGACTACTTCCCGGGCGCATCGAACGCGGGCCTCTCGAACCCGTCGGCTCTCGTGGACCAGGTGGGCGATGTCACGTACTCCGGCACCACGCCTCAGGTGATCCGGGACATTCGGTTCAAAGGCGCCGTCGCTCTCAACTGAAGCCTGAGATTCAGGAGCGGAGGGCGTAGAATCCGCCCAAGCAAAGTTCGAGAGGGTCACACCTCTGTGACCCTCTCGGAGAACACCCGCCCGACCAAGGTAGATCGGCGAACCGATCCGAAAGGTGACCCGTGGTCATTATCACACATCGTTCTCCAGATGGACAAGACGGTCGGTCTAATCCAGATGGACAACAAGACCTAGCACCCCTCGAACCGCCGCAGCGCACGCCGCTGGAGCAGGCAGAGTTCGAGGGGTTCTGTCGTGGCTGGGATGCCTGCGCCGACTACCTCTGGCCGTTGCTGCAGCGCGCGGAGCACGACGCCGATATTTGGTACGCGCGCGCCACGCCTGGCGAAATGTTCCGCCGGATGGACGCGCACTTCCGCAACGAAGACACGCGATTCTTTGGGGGGTCACCGTGAGAGATCCGGAAGAGCTGGCGCTGTGGGACGTGGAAGATCTGTCCACCTTCCCAGCCGTGCGAGACATGACCGTGTCAGCCGTCGCGCACCGGGATGTCATCGAATTCTGCCGCCGCTACCACTACAGCAACACGGGAGGATCGAACCTCTGGAACTGGGGGCTGTGGCACGGCGTCTACCTGCTCGGCGTCGTCTCGTACAACCTCCCCACCCGCAGCGTGTGTGATTCCATCTTCGGAGAGGATCACTGGGACCACGTCTGGCATATGGGTCGTCTCGCCGTCGCTGACGAGGTACCGAAGAATGCGGAGTCGCGCCTGATCGGCGGATCCCTTCGGGCGATCGAGAAGCAGCACCCCGGCACCTGGGCGATCGTGACCTACGCGGCCACCGACGTGGGCCACATCGGCTACGTCTACCAGGCGACGAATGCGCTCTACACGGGCACCGGCGGCGATCCAACCTGGTTCATCGATCAGGAGGGCCGCCGGCGGGGCCGCTATCTCTCAGGACACGTCAGCGACGCTCGCGCCGCATCGATGGGATGGGAGAAGCAGGCATCCGGTGGGCCGAAGCACCGCTACATCTACATACTCGGAAACAAGCGCGAGAGACGAGAACGCAGGGCGCTGCTCCGATTCCCGGTGCTCCCGTATCCGAAACCCGTACAGCCGAAGGTGATGCGAGAGGCGCCCGATAGCAGCCGCCTCCACCTGGAGTCAGACACGACGTTCGACCAGGTCTCGCTCTGGGAGGACGACCCCACCGCATAGCACGCCGGTCGCCCCGGCGGGCGAGGGTACGCCGGGACAGGCAGACTAATCCCCTCGCACGGTTGACAGCCGGCGGAGCCTCGTCGAAGAGAAGCAGCCCCCGGAGTCTGTCACCGGGGGATGAAGAGAAATCGCGGAGGTCGCGTGATCGGAGAGAAATTTCCGATTGAGGGCACTAGGGGAAGCCAGCTACGAAACGGAGGCTGCCGGATCCCAACCCCGCTGAGGACGAGAGGGATCGATTAGGATCGTCGGCACACGGAGAAGGCCCCCCAGCCAAACCGGGGGGTCTTCCCGTTCTCAGTCGGCAGGTTCGACATCGTGAACGGTGCACACGGTATCGATGCCCTGCTCCCACTCGACGACGAACTCGTAGTCGGAGATCCACTCGGCGACGCGACCGCGCCGACCGAGATCCCATGATGATTCGACGGAGCGGCCCACTGCCGCGAAGTGCTCAGGGTCGGGTGCGTGGAACATTAGTCCAACTCCTCGACCAGACCGGGCGTCTCGTCGTGCAGGGCGACCCAGGCGTCGTACGCGTGCTGGGCGTCCACAGCGGGGATGCTGCCCAGGTAGGTTCCGTCGAACCCGTAAAGGTCGAAGGTGAAATACCGGGGCCGGTTCGTGATGAGCCGAGTCTCGGGTGTGGCGCCCTTGGGCAGACCCTTCGCGAGCATCTCGTCGCGGTTGTCGTTCGTGGCCATGATCAGATCTCCTCGTAGTCGTCTTCGCCGGGGATGAGCCCGAGGTTCGAGCCGTTATCCCAGTTGACGTGAACTGTGTCGAGCGAGTCGACGAACGCCACAGTTCCCTCGTCGCCTGAGCGGAGGTTGGTGTACGGGTCGCTGGTCGCAATGAGCCGGACCCGGGTTCCCTTGGTGGTGGTCATGATCGTTCCCCTTCCATTTTCTTCGAGTGGCCGGGGCGGGAGTCGGACCCGCCGTTAGCACGCAACCCGCGCAGCCTCAGAGTTCTAGGATCATTTCCATTCCGTGGTCGAGCATCGATCCGCTGAACGTCGCCGTTCCGTCGTCGCAGGTGATGTCGATCCGCCCGGCGTCGGCGTCGATCGCGATGGTCACGTTCGCCATGGCCTCGTCCCACGAGCAGCGGAACGTCATGACGTAGTCGTCGGCGTCGAGGTGCCCGAAGGTGGGGCATTCGGTGGACTTCCAGCCGCGGCCGAGAAGTTCGCGGGCGATGTCTGCGGTGGTGGTCATTAGAACCACCCCTGAACAGTCGAGAGGATGATGGATGCCTGTGCGGCGGTGTAGAGCGCGGCGGCCGCGATCGGCCAGTAGAGGTACGCGAGTGCGGTGCGTTCGGTCATGATGTCTTCCCCTTTGCCTTCCCAGTAAGATCACAATACCATGTCTAACTCAGATAATCTAGACTCAGATAGGAAGAAATCTAATCCAGTTCGTGTTAGAGTCAGTGCAGGGATCAACCCCTACAACTGGGAAGGACTGGGATCATGACTGATATCAGCAGCAGCTACGGCATCACTGAGAACACCACGCTGCTCGACGGATTCACCAACGCACGCGGCGGCACATGGGGCGACGGGGTCGGGTTCCCCGGCGCTGTTCCGCTCGAAGCGGTGCGCGAACTGATCGGCTGGGAGCCGATCGAGGCGCAGGTGCAAGGCGTCATCCGGGGCGAGAAGGGCCGCATGAAGGCCGTTGTCTCGGACCCGAACCGGAAGATGCTGGTCCACCCCCGCACCATGCAGCCGATCCAGATTCACGGCAAGGGCTACCAGGTCCACCCGTACGAAAAGACACTGGTGGCCAACGCGGCCACGATCACCGACAGCGATCTCGATGTGGCACGCGCCGGCACTCTGGACAACGGCGGCAAGGCGTTCGTCCAGTACGAATTCCCGGAGAACATCCAGGCGGGCGCCGCGGGTGCCGAACCGGTCGTCTTCCGGCCGTTCCTGAACGCGGCGACTTCGCTCGACGGGTCGATGGCGACTTCGTACTTCCCGGGCACGGGCATCATCGTCTGCAAGAACACGATGGCTCGCGAACTGCGGAACGCGAAGCTTCAGGACACGCTGTACAAGATCCGCCACACCCGCCACTCGCTCCTGCACCTGCAAGATGCACGCGAGGTCGTGGGCGTCGTGTTCGCCATCGCTGACGAATTCACCGCCGAGGTCGAGCGGCTGACCGGCCAGTACGTGAGCGACGAGGCGTGGCAGGCATTCCTCGACGAGACGGTGCCGCTGCCGAAGGATCAGGGTCACTCGCGGACGATCGCGGAGAACAAGCGCGGTTCGCTGCAGGTGCTCTGGGACACCGACGAGCGGGTGGCGCCGTGGAAGAACAGCAGCTGGGGTGTCCTCGCGGCGACGAACACTTGGATGAACAACATCCAGACCGTCCGTGGCGCCTCGCGTGACGAGCGGAACGTCGCTCGACTGATCAACGGGACGTTCGAGAAGGCGGACGCTCTGACCCTCAAGGCCCTCGCGAAGGTGACCGCCTAGTACGATCGGGGGCGGCGGATCGCCGCCCCCCTCAATGGGAAGGATAGGAAAAATGGCACGAGCAAAGTGGACCAACTCCAGCCGCAAGGAGCACTACTGCGGACGGGGTCACGAGATCCCCAAGGGCGAGGGGTACTACTCCGCCGCACCTGGGTACCGAGGTCGCACCGTCTACCGGTGCAAGAACCACCCGTTCCGCCCCTCCGAACTGACCACGTCGCTCCGATCGGAACCTCTCGCCGCGCTGGAGGCGCTGGAAGATGCGATGCCGCGCCTCGACGTGGGCGATTACGACAGCCTGCGCGAAGAGGTGGAGAGCTTCGCCCAGGCCGTCCGTGACTACGCGGACCAGCGACAGGAGGCGCTGGACCAGTGGGAGAACGGGAACTCCATGCTCGAAGATCTGCAGTACACCGCCGAGGCAGCGGCCGACGAGGCGGAGGACATCGCGCTGAACATCGAAGAGTTCGAGGGGGAGGAGCCTCAGCGCGAGAGCTTCGCCGATGTCCTCGAGTACGACGAGGCGGTGGAGGAGTGGGAGGAGGAGCGCCAGACTCACTGGGATGACGCGACTGCTGAGGTGCTCGACGCGGCGCAGGGGCTAGAATTCTAATTCAGTCCAATGTAGAATGGATGCAAGCGGGGCGCGAGGCGCCCCATCTGGGAAGGATAGGAAACCATGTTCGAAGCGACGCAGGTAACGCACTTGCAGGACATCCCCGCCGAGGCGCTCAACTCTCGGCATCACCGGACCCCCGGAGCGGTCGGCCTCATTCTCGATCCCGTCGTGATCCGCGAGTACGTGCATTCTCAGTTGACCGACCACGAGTGCGAGTCGCCGGACGACCTTCGGCACTGTTCCAGCCTCCAGGTCGAACCCATGCTGCTGCTCCGCTCGCCGAAGGGCGAACTGGCCATCATCGGTTCCGAAGGGGTCGCTGACGAGGTCGACGAGAGCGAGGGCGCAGTGCCCGCGTATGTCTCGATCGGTTGGATGTATCAGCAGGTTGCACTGCCGCACGAGGTCATCCAACGGGCGATCACGGGCGAGGGCGCTGACGTGGCCGGGTTCGTGCGGCTGTTTGGTGACCGCCTGGACAATAACGCCTACCTGTGGCGCCAGTTCGTCGGCGTGAAAGGATAGGGGATCATGTTCACTGTCTTCGATAACTACGGTCGCGAGGTCGGGACGTATGAGCACCTCGCCGAAGCGGAGGACGCCTGCCCGCACTATGGCTGGATCGAGGACGATAACGGGTGGGTCGTCAACGCCTAAATCGGAGAGGGGGTGAATGAATGTTCATTCGAATGGGACCGTGGGACTGGTTCAAGCCCGGCTGCTGGCTGACCGGCCTGTACTGCAACTGACCACGGCACACGACGCGCGGTCTCGGAGAAATCCGGGGCCGCGCGTACTCTAGCGCCAAGGGGAAGGATGATAGATGACGCTGCTCCCAGATCTCGATATTGCCGTCAGCGTGTCGCGCTGTGTGAAGGTCTGGACGAAGTCCGGGCAGATCGTGACCGGCTGCGCGAGATTCGGCCCTGCCGGGTTCGCCCTCTCGCTCGATGACGGCGGCTCGGTGATCGTCACCCAAGGAACTTGGGAGGACGGCAACGAGTGGATCCACGCCAGCATGGCCTGGCGCGATCACATGCCGACGTACGACGACGTAGCGACGTTGCACGAATCCGTCTTCGGGCGCCGGCGGACGAGCTACCAGGTGTTCGCCGCCCAGAGCCGGCATATCAACATTCACGAGTACGCGCTACATCTCTGGGGACGAGTCGACGGGCGGATGGTCCTGCCCGACTTCGGCTTCGTGGGATTGATATGACCACGCCTGGCGCGTTCACCCGCGAGACGGTCGAGAAGATCTGGGATCGCGACAGCGGCCGCTGCGTTCGCTGCGGTAGGCCCCAGCGGTTCGACCAACGCGGATCCGGCTGGTCGGTGCATCATCGGTGTCCGCGCGGGATGGGCGGCACGGCACGGGAATGGATCGCCGGCGCGGCCAACGGCATCGTGCTGTGCGGGACCGGATCGACGGGGTGCCACGGCTGGGTCGAGACACACCGAACACGAGCGCTCGAAGACGGGATGCTGATCTCGGCGCACGGTACCTTGACGGCGGAAGACGTGCCGCTCTGGCACGCGCAACTCGGCTACGTGCGGCTGACGGACCAGGGAACGACGACCGACGGGAGGCGACGATGAAGCCGACGCTGCTGGATGTGATCGATGATCTCACCCTGCCGAAGAACGAACGGCTGGTGCAGGATGTGCTCGAGCCCGTACTGGATCCGGAGACGAAACAACCCCTGATCGATTGGGACGGGATCCCGCGCACTGTGAAGGTGGGGACTGTCAGAATTCCCGTGACCGCGGATCCGCTGCTGTTGCAGTTGCGAGACGCGGTCACTGCATCGTTGGGAGGACTGGAGGGATCACGAGGCCGGGCGCACGAACAGATCCCGCTGGACCCGGACGCGCTGGACCTTTACATCCATGTGACCTCGACGATCGTGCACTGGTGCATCGCGCATGATCTCCGCGTGACATGGAACCCGCTAAAGGATCTCCGATCGTGGTACGCGGCGACCCGAGCGGACAACCGGTTCGCCGAGGCGGTCTACCTAGAAATTGTGTCCGGGTGGGCGCGTCGGGTTCATGCGATGTTCGACCGCTGGGACGAACAGGTGCTACTGGATCCGTGCCCACGATGCGGAGCGACGGAGTGGCGCGCGCCGAACGATCCGCTGGAGTATCAGGGGCGACCGCTGCCGGGTCGCCGATATCCGCTGCTGCTGCGATTCCATCGCAGCGACGGGGAGAACATGATCGAACGGGCTCGGGTGCACTGCCGGGCATGTGACCCAGAGGCGCGCCGCGCCTGGGGGCCACGCGAATTCCGCTACGAGGTTGAACACCGAATGGCCGAGGCATGAATTACAAGAGTGTGATTCAGTGCGGTACACTGAACAGCTGCGGGGATTGTGTGAGCCCAAAACTCACTGCTTCGCGGGGGCCGGGTGGATTCTTTCCTATTCCTTCCCAAAAGGCCCGGCCCCCTTCCCTCGACCCCGCGGGGGTCTTCGGATGCCGTCTCAATGACGATTCGGCTAGCGTCCACCGGAGGTCCCCGTGATGGACGGCTACGCAGAGAACGACGACGGCTTCCTGCGAGGTCCGGGCGGGCGCCAGAAACAGCGCTGGGACTTCGGCAGGGTCGTCTACAAACGACACATCTGCTACGACGAGATCGCACCCGGCGGACAGGTGGTGTGCTTCTGCCCGATCCGCGAGGACCACGACGTGGCAGCGTTCAACGATCTACCGAGAGTGAAGTGATGCGCGGGAGCGACCTTGGTCCGGCTCGGCCGTGAAGGGAGGTTGACCATGCCATTCCGAAGAGAGCGACAGCGCCGATCCGCGAACGCCAAGATGCCGAAGCCCGTGCAGCGATGGACCCAGAAATTCGGGGCGAACGTGCAGCCCCGACGCAACCGACGAGGCAAGTGATACGGGCCGCCTGACGGTGGGATGTCAGACGGCCCGCTGTGCTTCGTACCCCGGTCTCCCCATGTCTCGGAAGGAAGCAGAATGACCCTACACGATCACCCCCAACCAGCTGCGCGACACGCGCGGCGTCGTCCACTCCCCGGATCCGTATTCGCGTTCGTGACGTTGGTCGCCTGGTCGATGGCGGTCACGGCGACCCTGGTGTCCGCGTTCGCCTTCGGGATGCTCGCTAACGAGCTCTGGGTGTTCGCGATCGTTTGGTACCTGGTCGGAATCTTCACCCTGCCTCAGGCGTGGAGACGCGGGTGAACGATGTTTCCCGGTGGGCTCGATATTGCATGGGCTCTCCTGTTCCTGAGCGTGACGGCGGCCGTCGCTACCGCGATCTTGGGCCCTCTCACGGTGCATCGGGAGCGACGCCGCGCGCGTGAACTCCAAGCGCTGGAGGATCGTCTGGACGAGATGGCTAGGGAACCGGTCGAGGCCATCACGAGAGATATTGAGATCGTCGTAGTGCCCGATCCGCCAACTCGCAGAGCGGCGCGACGCTCGGTGATCGACCGGGCATTCATGTGGTCACTACCGAAACGGAGAAAGGGATAACCCATGGCTAACGCACTGTTCGACCCGGGACGGGAGGGCTTCCTTGCCGGGGAGATCGACTGGGATACGGCGGTGATCAAGATCGCCCTGGTCCGCGCCTACACGTTCAGCGCAGCACACAAGTTCGTCTCTGACGTGACGGGTGCGAGCGGCGTGCTGCATGTGACTTCCAACGCGCTGGCGTCGAAGACCATCACGAACGGCGTAGCCGACGCTGCGGACGTTTCGGGCGGTGCGTTCGATGCCGTCGCTGCGAACGGATCCAACCACTCCGTGCTGATCTTCCAGTCGTCGGCCGTGACGGGTGGCGGCGACGTGGCAGCGTCTGCCCAGCGCCTCATTGCCTGGCTCGACACGGGAACGAACTTCCCGATCGTACCCAACGGCGGCAACATCACGATCGCCTGGGACAGCGGAGCAAACCGGATCTTCAAGCTCTGAGCTGATCTCGGAGGTCTAAACCCATGACGATCGCGCTGCGGGCTGCGGGTACGCCCACGGGCGCTGCCGACGCGGTCACGGCCGTCAACCCGGCCGTGCCTGCTGGCGCGGTCGTGGGTGATCTGTCCGTGCTCACGGTCGTCGCCAAGCCGTTCAGCACGACGATCACCACGCCGGCGAACTGGACGAAGATCGGCGAGCACACCAACGGAACCACCGCGTCCGGTACCGACGTCGGCTCGACGAAGGTCGCGGTCTACGTGCGTGAGAACGCGCCGACCGGCGCGATCGGCGCGATCGGGCAGTCCGGTGCGAACACGATGGGCGCGGTCATCAACGTCTACTCCAAGACGAAGTCCTCGTGGGATTTCACGCAGTTCACGCAGGGTTTCGACGCCACGGTCGGCGCGAACTACTCGGCCACGGGTGACGCGGGGATCGCGGTCGCCGCCGGCGATTGGGTCGTCGCGTCCACCGCGATCAACGGCGACATCGGCACGGTCACCGTCCCGGATATCGCGGGCATGTCCGGTGCGACCATCGGCACGGACGTACAGCGCACCAACTCCGCGGTGACCACCGGCAACGACTGCCGGACGCTGGTCAGTGACGCGCCGATCACGGCGGGCTCCTCATCGGCCGCGCCGACGTTCGCGTACACCAACGCGTCGTCCACGTCGGGCACGACCATCTGGCTCCGGCTCCGTGAGGTCAACGCGTCGGTCGTGGTCCGGGAGATCTTCACCACGGGCGCGGACAACGACACCATCACGGCGGCGAACACGGGTTCCACGGCGGTCGTGCTCACCGGAGGTACCGCCGTGATCGACACGGGGGTCGTCTGGAGCGCGACCCGAGCCGTACTGATGGACGGCACCTCGACGTCAGGCGGTGTCTACTGGCAGGTGAGCATCCCGCAGTCCGAGGTTCTGGCCGCGGATATCTACGTTCTGTATAACGCGCTGCCCAACACCCCCGAGCCGGCGATTCTCGGGTGGTACAACGGCGCGACGCGTCAAATCAGCCTGACCTGCGTGGACACTGGTCAGATCCGACTCCGTGACGGTGCCTCCACGAACATCTGGACCTCGACTGCGCAGATGGTCACGGGCCAGTGGTACCGGATCTCCTTGTACGCCACGCAGCACGCTTCGACCGGCACCGTCCGGGCGGCGATGTTCGAGGGCGCGTCCGCGACGCCGCTGGATGACTCGACGCTGCTCACGGGGCGGAACACCGGGGCGAGCCCGTACAACTCCCTCCGATTCGGGCTCAAGGGCGGCACCGGCACGAATACGGTGAACGGCAGCCTCGACGACTACGCCTATGACCGTGGTGCGTCGGGTCTGATCCCGCCCGAGGCTCCTCCGCCGATCACGGCCACGCCGACCGCGATCGCCTCGGCTGAAGCGTTCGGCACTGCCGTCGCGAACGTCCAGATCACTGCCGCACCTGGGGGCATCGGCTCCGCTGAGGCATTCGGTACTCCGGTTGCGGGTGGGCTCCTCACGGCGACACCAACCGCGATCGGAACAGCTGAGGCGTTCGGCACTCCAGAAGCGACGATCGCCGCTGGTGCGCCTGTTCCGACTGGGATTCCGTCAGCTGAGGCGCTCGGTACGCCGTCCATGTCCGGCCTCCTCACGGCGACGCCGACGGGGATCCCTTCGGCCGAGACATTCGGCACCGCCGTCGCCAACGTCCGGATCACCGCCACACCCAGCTCGATCGGAGCTGGGGAGACATTCGGGACACCCGCGGCCGGTTCGATCCTGACTGCCGTGCCGGCCGCGGTTCCTTCGGGAGAGGCATTCGGGTCACCCGTCGCAGGTGGACATCTAACGGTGTCACCAGCGGGTGTCGTATCAGGGGAACAGTTCGGTACCCCGAGCGCGGGTGGCCTCCTCGTGGCGACGCCTACCGGCATTCCAAGCGGAGAGGCTGTCGGTACGCCGCAGCTCGTCACTGCCGGGATCTCGACTCCCAACTCGATCCCATCGGCGGAGACGTTCGGCACACCAAGCGTCGCACTGGCCATCACGGCCACACCTGGAACCGTCGGATCTCTCGAAGCCTTCGGCAGCCCGGTTGTAAACGTCCAGATCACTGCTGCACCAACCGGGATCGCCTCGGGCCAGGCGGTCGGTACCCCGACCGTGACCGGCATGCTCGTGGTCACCGTGGCTGGTATCCCATCCGCCGAGGCGTTCGGCGTTCCAGCGATGACCGTCAACATGGTCTACCTGCTGATCGGGGTCGCCTCCGCTGAGGCATTCGGCACTCCGATCATGACGATGCTCTACGACTTCGCCGTGACCGGCGCGCGGCTGACCGTGTTCGACGCTGAACCGACGGCAGGATTCAAGGTTACCGGAGCAACACTCACCGACTGGAGGGCAGACGAATGATGCTGTACTCGCCGGAGTGCAAAGATCTGGTGATCGACACGAGCGACAACTCGGCCGGAGATCTCGACGTGAGCTTCGATGGAGGCACGACCTGGGCTGCGATGGAGAAGCTCTCTGCCACGACGGCACGGGTCACCGTGAAGGGACCGGATGCTACCCCCAACCCGGCCGGTGTGGTCGCATTGGCGCTGGGTGTGTTCGGTGTGGTGATCCGATACAGCCCAACGGACCGCGCTATCATCGATCGACTGGACGACCACCTCTGGGTGGTGCCAATCCCAGAGCAACCGCCTGGGCCATAGGGAAGGATGGACATGCCGAAGCTGGCGCACAAGATCGAGGTAGTCCGAAGGGGTTACATCTTCACCCTGCTGATCGACGGAGCACAGTTCCCGTGGCTGATCTCAGAGTTCGGTGTCTCGACGACCGTGGACAACGGCGTGCCGACCGTGACCCTGAACCTGCCCGCTGAGATCGTCGTCGTGGACAACGAGCTCAGTCAGGACACGATGACTGCACCTCCCAGCGGTTACCAAGAACCCCCCGGTGCACCATGACCACCACTGGCTCGACAACCGAACGCGGCTACGGAACAGCCCACCAGCGAGAGAGAGCCCGGTGGGAAAGGAAGCTGGCTGCTGGATATACCCACCCCTGTGCAAGATGTGGCATAGAGATCCGCCACGGAGACACCTGGGACCTCGGACACACCCCCGACCGCACTGGCTACACTGGACCGGAGCACGTCGCCTGCAACCGAGGACAACACACAGCACGAGACAAGACACAACAGCAAGCAGAGATCGTCAACGGCATCTTGTTGCGTTCATGGTGGACACCAATAGCGATCATCGCTACAGCTGACTCCATCCCACCTCACCACACAGATCAGGACACGAACACACACGACGAGACGACCCAGTATCACACCCTCCGATCCCCACGCCGCCGCACCACATAGAGGGGGGGAGGGGGTTCAATCTCTCGGCGTGCCCCAATCCTGAT